ACGCTCTTCCGATCTTGGACCAGACACGATCCGACCGTGGCCGATATTTGACAAACCGGACTGTGGCCGGTAACACTGCTACTGTTGGTCATTTCCATCGACGATGGCGGATGACCCGCTCTCATGGCTCCGGACAATCCCCAGCGTCCGGAGCCGCAATGCTCTCAACATCCTGTAGAATTGAGCCGTAACTGCAAACTACATTGATGTCGTTTAGCTGGGGAGCGTTGCCATGGGCAAGACAAGAACGGTTTATTTCTATTCCGGTGTTGAAGTCGATAATAACAATCATCCGCATGTTTGGTCGGAGAGCAGATGGAGGCAATTGATTCAAGCGGTTATGGGCTCTGCCGAGACGTTCGAAATCAAAGGTCGTAAACTTACCGGAACATGCGTCGATTGCAAGGCTCCTGCTATCCGGTCTCTGCATCTGATGAGGGAAAGGCCTTTGCCGGATTGGCCTGAAGCGGGTGATACCGAGGGCAATGTCGCGAATCTTGCGCTTCGACGGACCCAAACGGGGATTAGCTCCATTTTGGAGTATGCTTACATCCTCCCGGTTGCCGGAACCTCATATGTGGCTGTCTTCAGATCTTCTGGTGGCCCTTTCCCGACGGCCATTGCGGAGTGGGTCGCATTGCAGTCGAACATGGCGACCGCCGGATCATCTTTTTCCCTGAATCCTGTACTTCGGGCAAATGCCCGTGAAAAATTGGATTCTGCACTTGGGGTCAAAAAATTGAACGTCAGGTTCGAGGGGGTGCCGGAAGGAAAAGGAAGCGACATAGATCAAGCGGTTGCAGATGCCGGCAGAATTGTTGGTAAAGATGATTATGCAAATGCGACCATTGAATTCACTATCAGCCTCGGACGAGGGAAAATAATCGGTCCTGCTACAGATGGCATACGGAAGGCGCTCAACGAATTGCTTGCAAACAGTATCCTTGATCAATATGGGAACGGAGTAAAGGGAAGAATAAAGAGGCTGTGGCAAAGACCATTCAGCCGGCCGAAGGTAATCAAACCACGACGGAAGACGTAGATTTCATCGCTCAGAAAATAACCGTCAAAACAGATTTTGGAGATGAATCGGACGACGCACTGGATCCGGAAATGATACCGACGGGTATGATGGAAGCAATCCGTGAATTTCGCAGGCAGACCGGTGAATATAGAATGTAGACGATTGGAGGGAACGTGTTTTCCTTCATGAAGAAGGTCGTTGAGTTCTTCGAGAAGACCGCTAAGGACCACCCGCTAAGCGTCACGCTAAGTATCAGTGTGCTGGTCGCGGTGCATGCGGCGCTCACTCGGTTTGGAATAATCGACAATTGCTGGGATCCGATCGCGAACATGGACGAGCCTCCATTGGATTTGTACCTGGCTATGCTGAGCGTATCCGCATTGCAGGCGAGTTTTGCTGGCGTGATAGTCGTATTCGGATTATCCACGCAGCCGGAAGCCTTTCGTGATCTGCGGATTCGTGCCGGCAGGGCCCTGATCGATAACTGGATGTCAATTAGCTACAGTGGTTTCTTGAGCGCCGCATGCGCACTGGTAGCCTCGCTCCTTTCGCTACTTGGGGGCAAAGCCCAGGCTCCTTGGGCTTTCGAATTGTCGGTGCTCTACTGCGCGCATGGAATCATCCGATTGCTGTGGCTGCTCAAGGATCTTATTCAAGTAGTGCGTAATGACGATATCCGGGCTGTGCAAAAGATGGATGAACGATAAAAGAACAATTCGGTTAACGGCGCTCGCGGAACATTGATTCCGTGAGCGCCGTTCATGTTAGTCGTTTTCGTGGTGTTTGCGTGGTCTTCCTCCGCCGACTCCGCGTCCGGGGCGCTGCGCATTCCACTTGTCGATCGTCTCCGGAAGCCAGCCGCGCGCTCTGCCCACGGTCACGTCGGCCTCGGGCAGCTTGTACTGGGCGAGCGCCCCCTTGGTGATGCCGAGCTTTTCGGCGACTTCGGTCAGGCTGAGGTAATGCCTAGTCATCGTTTCCGCCTTTTCCGTCGTGGTCGAGGCCGGCTGCGAGGCCGAACAGTCCGGCGGTGAGCGCGAAGCCTCCGGCGAACGAGCCTCCGAAGGACATTCCCAGTGCCAGTACGCCGAAGGCCAGCGACAGCAGGCCCCATATGCGGGCTCGTTTCATGGTGCGCTCCGTTCTGGTAGTGTTGGGTAGAGGGGTTCTGGGCGGTACCTGCGCTCGGAACCCCTTGCCCTATTCACTTCTTGTGTCGGGGCTTTTTCCTTTCTCTGGTCCTCCATGCCACCCAGAACGCCGTTCCGGTCGATACGGCTTGGAGGATCAAGGATAGCCAATCGTTGATGGTCGCCCTTTCACTTTTCTGTTGTCGTCGGTCTTCCTTGCCGACATATCTATAATAACATCGTATCTAAAGATATGCAAGCGGAGAACACGACGACACGCCGCATATTTCAACGATCACAACCCCTCGAAGGAGTCTCGCATGGCAAATGACATCACCTACCTGCAGCAGATCAACGATGCGGACGACGTTCCCCAGCCGACCCAGATCCGCAAGGCCCAGTTCGTGGACGCCGACGGCAATCCCGTCGGCGGTCCATCCTCCGCGCCGAGCACGCCGGCCGAGCCGGCGGACGGCAGCATATCGCCGGCCAAGCTCGCCGGCTATTCCGCCGACACCGGCCACGGCAGGATCCCGAAGGTCAAGGGCGACGGCACCGGATTCGATTTCGTCGACGTCCCGGTCTCGCCCACGGCGGACACCCTGACAGGCGCGACCGACACCGGCAGGGCACTGCTCAAGGCCAAGGACGCCGCAGGCGCGAGAACCGCCATCGGCGCGGGCACCAGCTCGTTCTCCGGCTCGTATGCCGACCTGACGAACAAGCCGGCCATTCCGGCCGCATACACACTGCCCGCCGCGAGTGCTGCCCTCGGCGGCGTCAGGCAGGCGGCCTACGTGGCGGATCCGGCGGGCGACACCGTGACCAAGGCCGAGTTCATCGCGTTGCGCGACGCGCTGGTCGCGTCCGGCGCCATGGCCGCCAAGGGCTGAGTATGGATGCCGAGATCCTCCGCCAGCTGACGCGCATCGCCGACGCGCTCAACAACACCGGCATGCAGGTCACCCGCGAGCAGGCGCTCAACGCATGGCCATTGCGCATGTACGAGGACGAATACCTCAACGCGTTGCAGCAGCTCGGCATCGAGATCGTCTGATGCCCGGCAAACCCCGCGCCCGCTGCTCGCACCCGGGCTGCACGCTCAAGGCCGTGCGCGACGGATTGTGCGACCGACACCAACGCCAGCCATGGCAGCATCCCAGCGCCCACACGCGCATGAGAGCCGAATACTCCGCCGAATGGCGACGCGTCCGCTGTTTCGTGCTCGAACGCGACCATCACGCATGCCGGCGATGCGGGCGCACGGGATGCCATATCGTCGACCACATCATCCCCGTCGGCGCGGGCGGCGCGTTTCTCGACCCGAACAACTGCCAGACATTGTGCGAACAGTGCAACGACTGGAAGAACGCGGACGACCGGCGACGCTACCCGAGGATCTTCCACTGACAGGGTATGGGAGTCCCGGAAAACACGTTTTGACGCCGAAATCCGCGCCGCCGAAACTCTTTTTTTCGCGTCTCATGTTTTTGGGGTCGAACCACCATCCGAAAGGGGGCGGGATCATGGGGCAGCGAGGACCGCAGAAGAACCCGCTCGGCCTGCGCATCGTCAACGGGCGCGGCGCCGGCCGCGACTCCGGCGGCAGAAGGATCGCCGACGACGACGCCGGTTTCGAACGCGGCGCGCCGACCGTGCCGAAATGGCTGACCGGCGAGGCGTTGAACACCTGGCGGCGCATCGTGCCCAAACTCGCCAAACGGGGCATCCTCAAACCCGAGGATCGGGACGCGCTGGCCGCCTACTGCCTGGCGGTCGCTTCGATGCGCCAGGCGCAGGAAAGCATCGACGAGCAGGGCGTGCTCATCGCGACCGAACGCGGCGCGCAAAAACTCAACCCGGCGTTCACGATCCTGACGCAGGCGTCGAACACGATCCGCGCGTTCGCGCACGAGTTCGGGCTGACGCCGGCGAGCGAATCGAACGTGGCAAGGAGCAATGATGGCGAGCAGGAAGACAACCCGTTCGCCGCAACCGGCATCTGAACCGCCATCCGCCGAGGAACTGGCCACACTGAAGGTCAGCCCGGAGGTCGCGTGGTACATGCTCGACCGCGGGTATCCGCTCCCGCAGGAATGGCAGGCCCCGAAAACCAAAACGCCCGAACCGCGCAGCGTGGACGGGGCGGTGTTCGACCCGGGACGCGTGGACAAGGTCCTCGCCTGCTTCCACGTATTGCGCCACACGCAGGGCAAATGGGCCGGCCGGCCGCTGGACCCGGACCCGTGGCAGATCGCGTACATCCTCGCCCCGGTGTTCGGCTGGATCCGGCGCAACGACGATGGCCAGTGGGTGCGCGTGATCCGCGACCTGTACGTGGACGTGCCGCGCAAGAACGGCAAGTCCACGCTGTCGGGCGGCATCGCCGTGTACATGCTGGGCGGCGACGGGGAGCCGGGCGCGCAGGTGGTGTGCGCCGCATCGACCGAACACCAGGCCGGATTCGTGTTCCAGCCCATCAAACAGCTCGTCGAGAAGACGCCCGCCCTGAAAGGCGTGATGGTCGCCCATCAGAAACGCATCGTGCACAAGCCGTCCGGCTCCTACATGGAGGTCATCAGCTCCGCCGCGGACGCGGCGCACGGCATGAACCTGCACTGCTTCATCTGCGACGAACTGCACGTGTACAAGACCCCGGACCTGGTACGCACCCTGGAGACCGGCCGCGGTTCGCGCGCCCAACCGTTGGGCGTGCGCATCACCACGCCCGACGACGGCAAGACCAACACGATCTACGATCTGACCCGCACGTACGTGGAGAACGTCGCCAACGGGCTGATCGACGACCCGGCCTACTACGGGGTCATCTGGGGCGCCGACGAGAAGGCCGACCCATACAGCGCGGCCACGCAGATGAGCGCGAACCCCGGATACGGCAAGAGCCCCACCAGCGAATATTTGCGCGACGCGGCCAACAAAGCCAAAAACTCGCCGGCCGAACTCGCCACCTACCAGCGCCTGCACCTGGGCATCCGCACCAAGCAGAAGACCCGGTTCCTGACCCTCGACTCATGGGACCGCAACATGGGCGAACCCTATGATTCGCCCGACCGGTTCTACAAGGAATTCAAGAGGCGCGCCTGCTGGGGAGGATGGGACCTGGCCGCGGTGTCCGACCTGACCGCATGGGCGCTCACGTTCCCCGACGGCGACGCGTACGACGTGCTCGTCAGATTCTGGGCCCCCGAAGACAGCCTGCCCGCACTGGACAAGCGCACGGCGGGCTCCGCCGGCGCATGGAGCCGCAAGGGGTGGCTCACTCTGACTCCGGGCGCGGTCACCGACTACGCGTACATCGAGAAGCAGATCCTCGCCGACATGGAAACGTTCGACCTGCAAACCATCGGATACGATCCCTGGAACGCCACGCAGGTGTCGAACGACCTGCAGGCCGCCGGATTCGACGTGGACCGGCTCACCCCGGTACGCCAGGGCGCCAAGACCCTGAGCCCGGTCCTCAAGGAAATGCAGCGGCTGCTGCTGACCGGCACGCAGGCGCATCCCCTGCTGCGCCATCACGGCAATCCCGTATTGCGCTGGAACGTCGACAACCTCGCCGTCAAGGAGGACGTCAACCAGAACGTCCAACCCGACAAGGCCGACAGCCGCGACAAGATCGACGGCGTGGCCGCACTGTGCAACGCGATGAGCGAGGCCATGACCAGACCGAAACCCAAGGAGACGAGCATCTATGAAACCGAAGGACTCTTCGCCTGAACCGATCCGCGACCTGATCGCAGACCTGCTCGCCATCCTCGGCATGACATCCGTGACGATCGGCTCCGCGCTCATGTGGATCCCGCTCGGCTTCATCGTCGCCGGCATCTGCAGCATTCTCATAGGATGGAGGCTGAGCCAATGAGCATCCTGTTCCGCAGGAAAAGCGCCGTCCGTGATTTCGGACCGCCGGCGACCGTGACCGGCAAATGGTACGTGGCCGACCCCGGCACCCCACTGACCAGCGAAACGGACCCATGGCGGATCCTCAGCAGCCAGCCGTCGGTGCGCAAGGTCACGTCGTTCATCGCCCGCAACGTGGCCCGCGTGCCCATGGTCGCCTACCGGCACACCAGCCAGGGCCGCGAGAAACTCGGACCCGGCGACGAACTGTCCGACCTGGTCAACGATCCGGCCGGCACCGGCCCCGGCATCAGCCGATACCGGTTCGTCTACGACCTGATGATGGACCTGCTGCTCTACGACCGGTTCGCATCCCCCTACATGCCGGGCAGAGAAAACCGCTTCATCCGCTGGCCCGCCATCCGCTGGCAGTTCCACACGGTCGACGGCGCCTACAACGCGATCGACGGGGTGACGAACGGCAACGGCGAGACCATACCCATCGAAACCTGCTTCTGGGATTGCGGCTACGGATCCAGCCAGGGCATCAGCCCGATCCTCACCCTGCGCCAGACGCTCGACGAATACACCGAAAGCGTCAAATGGCGGCGCGAGATCTGGAGGCACGGCCTGCGCATGCCCGGCTACTGGAGCCAGGCGCTCGGAGAGGCCGCTCTGACGCCCGATGCGCGACGCCGCCTGCAGCAGGAACTCGCCGACTGGCTCGACGGGGGAGGCAAGGAAGGCGAAAGCCCCGTCCTGCGCGGCATCGAATACAAGGACATGACCGGATTCAGCCCCAAGGACGCGCAGGAGGTCGAGGGCCGCACCCTATCCGACATCGAGGTCGCGTCCGCCTACCAGGTGCCCCCGGAAATGGTCGGCGCCCGGCAAGGCAACTACGCGAGCACGCAGGCGTTCCGCGACGCCCTCTACCGCGAAACGTTGGGCAGCTGGTTCGAACAACTGCAGTCCGCATTCAACAAGCAGATCTGCGACCGGTATTTTCCCGACTGCTTCGTGGAATTCAACCTCGAAGCCGCGCTGCGCGGCAGCTTCATGGAAGACGCCGTAGTCACCAGCCAGGCGGTCGGCGGACCATGGCTCTCCGTCAACGAGGCGCGCACCGACCACGGGCGCCAGCCGCTGGGCCCCGAATACGACGAGATCCTCACCCAATTGAACACGGTGCGCGGAGGCGGCGACGCCGCCAGCCCGCACGACACCGGCAGCCAGAACATCGGAGGCATGAACAATGAGCAAACCCGCTGACAAACGCATGAAACGAACCGTCAAGGCCAGCGTGCAGCCGATGGGCGTGAACAACGGACAATCCCTCGGCGAAGGCCGGTTCACCGCGCTCGTGTCCGTGTTCGGCAACGTCGACTCCTACGGCGAGGTCGTCATGCCCGGCGCGTTCAAGGAATCCCTGGAACGGTGGAAGGCGAGCGGCGACCACATCCCCGTCATGTGGGCGCACGACTGGGACGACCCGTTCTCCCACATCGGCATGGTCACCGACGCGTACGAGACCGACACGGGCCTCATGGTCGACGCGCAGCTCGACATGAGCAACCCCACCGCCGTGCAGGTCTTCAAACTCCTCAAGGACAGGCGGGTCAGGGAATTCTCCTACGCGGGCGACGAAAGCGACTTCACCGTCGTGGACACGCCATCCGGCCCGGTCGTCCAAGTCGGCAGGATCGACCTGATCGAGGTGAGCGCCTGCCTCAAGGGCGCGAACCCCGCCACCGTGCTCGGCGCCACCAAAAGCGACCCCGCCCGGTCCGAAGCGGACACCGCCGAGGAGGAAACGCCGCCAGGCGACGACACCGGGGACGAGACCCGCGAACCCGACGAGGATTCCGGACCCTTCGCAACCCAACTGACACGCGACGAACTGCGCGACCTCATCCGCGAGGCCATCGCCGAAACCCGACGGCAGGCCGACGACGACCCCGGAACAGGGAACGAATCGGCGGCATCGGAACCAATGAGTTTGCCCGAACTGACCGCGTGGGCGGCGGACATGGAAACCAACCTTATCAAGGAGGAACCAATGAGCTACAAGACCGAGCTCAAGGAAACGCTGATCCGCGTCAAGGCCATCGCGGACAAGGCGAAGAGCGAACACCGCGAATTCACCGACGAGGAGAACGACGAGATCGTCGCCCTGCAGCGCAAGGCCGACGACCTGAACGCCAAAATCAGGAAGTCCGACGAGGCCGCCGTCGCCATGCAGAAGATGCTCGGCGACGAAGAGGCCCCGACGGCCACGCCGGGTATCGCCGCGGCGAAGACCCTCGGCGACGCGTTCGTCGCCTCCGACGCGTACCAGGCGTTCAAGAACGCGCCCATCCCGGACGGCACGCCGGTCAACATCAAGCCCGGCAAGCTGACGGTCAAGGCCGACCCCGCGCCGATCAACACCACGCTTCCGGGCGCGGTCACCCCGCAGATGCAGCCGGGCTACATCGACCTGACCTATCCCACGCCGAACGTGTTCCTCGGACTGATCACCCGCGGCGCCACGGCCGCCAGCTACGTGCAGTACCGCCAGCTGGTCAGCATGGCCAACAACGCGGCGACCGTCGCCGAAGGCGGCGTCAAGCCGCTGTCCACGCTGGGCACGGCACTGGCCGAGGCGAAGGTGTGGACCGCCGCGGACGGCGTGAAGGTCACCAACCAGGAACTCGCCGACGACGGCATCATCAGCACGCTCATCAACACGATGCTGCAGCGCAACCTCGAATCCTACCTGGAGAACATCATCCTCAACGGCAAGGCGCAGACCGACGCCGGCGAGGCGACCGGCAACCCGAACGGCATCCTGAACACGCCCGGCACGCTCACCCAGGCGTTCGCCACGGACATCTTCACCACGACCCGCAAGGCCAAGACCGCGCTCGGCAAGCTCGGCGTCGCCATCCAGGCGATCGTCCTGAACCCGGAGGACAACGAGACGATCGACCTGACCAAGGACGCCAACGGACGCTTTTTCGGGCAGGGCCCGTTCGCCGCAGGCCCGAACACCCTGTGGGGCATCCCGCGCATCGAATCGCAGGCGGTCCCCGTCGGCACCGCCATCATGGGCGACTTCAGCACGGTCCAGCTGCTCAACCGCGAGCCGCGCACCGTAACCGCGTTCAACCAGAACGAGGACGACGCGCGCCACAACCTGACCTACGTGCGCGCCGAGGAACGCAACCTGCTGTTCATCCGCGAACCCAAGCGCCTCAACATCGTCAAGCTCGCCAAGTAGCAGGGAGGCCCCGTCATGGCCAGCAACGACACCCCCGGTCTGACTCCGCTCGTCTCCGTCGAACAACTGGCGGCCAAGACCGGCGCGAAACCGGACGACGACCGGCTCAAACTCGCCGCGGCCATGGCCTCGGCCCGATTCCGCGAACAGACCGGCAACCCGATCAGCCTGACCGAGGAGACCATCGTCATGGACTCGCCCGGCTGCAGGACGCTCGTGCTGCCCGTCTGGCCGGTATCGGACGTGCGGGATCTGAGGATAGCCGGCAATCCGGTCGACGACTACGAGTGGACCCATGACGGCATGATCCGCGCCCGCGACCCGCTGCCCGACCTGTGGCGGGGCATCTCCCTGACCTACACGCACGGCTACGATCCGATCCCCCAGGGCATACAGGACGTGGTCCTCGAACAGGCGCAGGCCATGGTCGAACTGCTGCCGACCGTCGTGTCCTACACGACCGGCGCGGAAAGCCGCCAGTACTCCAGCGCCCTGACCGTGGGCACCACCGCGCAATGGGCGGCCATGGTCGCCCGGTATTCGATCGGACGTGGCGCCAATGCCGGATAGGGACGGACTGCACGGCGAGACCATAACCGTCATAACCCGCACCTCCAAGCCCACGCCCGACGAACACGGGATGCCCGACTACGACATCAAGCGGACCGTGCTCGACGGATGCTCGGTGCAACCCGTCACCGCGGCCGAGACCACGTTGTTCGCGGACGCCACACGCTACCCGCGATACCGGATCATCGGCCCCGCAAGCCGGCTATTCGCCGACCTGGTGTCCGGCGACGCGCGCATCGAATGGGCTGGCCGCCTGTGGATCCCGGCCGGCAGCGCGTTCGACTGGAAAACCATGGACGGGCTCGGCAACCACACGGAACTGTACATCAGCCCCGACAACACGACGGAGGTGACCGATGGGCAAACCACGGATCAACGTCACTGACCAGTGGATCCAGCAGAACGTGTTGGCCAATCCCGGAGTGCGCAAGGCATTGAACGCGACGGCCCGACGACTGCTGCCCATCGCCAAGCGCATCGCCTACAAGGAGCACGCCCCCGACTACGCGGACAGCCTGCGCATCGAGACCGGCACCCGTCCCGGCACGAAATCGCCCACCGGCGTCAAACGCCCCTACGCGCGCGTGATCGCCGGTTCGGAGAACGCCGCCGAACAGGAATTCGGCGGCAAAAACATGCCCAAAAGGGGATTCCTGCGCCGGGCAGCCGCCGAACTGGGAGAAAGCGTGGCCCGCTGATGGCCATGCCGATCACCGGAAGCTTCCCCTCCGCCATACGCCTTTTGCGCACCTGGATCGAAGAGCACACCGGCCGCCCCGTATGGACCCGGCTGCCCGGCAACATGAGCGCCCTGCTGCCGTTGATCATGATCTCGCCCGCCCCGTCCGGCGGCGTGGACGGCTATGAGCGGCAAAGCTCGCTCGACATCGACGTGTACGCCACCGGCCCCGACCAAATGGAGCCGCTGGTCCGCGAACTGGAGGACAGCCTCGCCCGACTGCAGGGCGACGGCAACCGGTACGGGTACGCCGACTCATGCGACCTGACCGGGTTCTCCGAAATCCCCGGCAGGGACCCGTCCGTCCTGCGCTGGACCGCCACCGCGACGCTCACCATGCGCCCGCAATAACCACCAATCAAACCCAAGGAGCAATCATGGCCGATCTGGTCAGCCGTCTGAACGACAACAACAAGAACGTGCGCAAATGGGGCACCATGGCGATGCTCGTCGCCGACTACGGCACCCCGGTACCCGACAAGCTGTGGAACGACGACGGCACGCCCGCCGACTTCGGCGACGAATTCAAGATGATGGGTTACGTGACCACCGACGGGTTCAAGAACAGCCAGAGCGTGGACACGTCCGACACGAACATGCTGCAGGACATCGAACCCGTGCGCAGCGACATCACGTCCAAGACCCGCACCCTGCAATGCGTGTTCGGCGAGATGAACGCATGGGTCAAGGCCCTCGCCCACAACATCCCGGTCGCCCAGTGGCCCGAAAACAAGGACGGCGACTGGGAATACTCCGACGGGGAGATCAGCGACAACCCGTACTACGTGATCGTGCTGCTCGGACAGGACGGCATCGGCGACAACGCCGTATACCGCGTCGAGATCGCCTACCGGTCCAAGGTCACCGACTACGGCGACCGCACGTCGAACCGCACCGACGCCGAAGGCGAGGACCGCACCTTCACGTGCTTCCGCGACCCGGCGACCGGCAAATCCTACTACGAGGCCACCAAGGCAAAAAAAGCGTGACGTCGGTGACGGTAACCGCCCCTAACGGCGGAACCGCGCCGACGAACGTCGAAACCGGCAAGACCATCAGCCTCGGAGCCCAAGCCACGTGGAGCGACGAGCACACAAGCATGACAGAAGCCGACGCATGGACCTCCAAGGACAAGGGCATCGCCACCGTCGACGCCAAAGGCGTCGTGACCGGGGTCGCGGCCGGCACGGCGCGAATCAACGCCACCATCAACGGGATCACCAGCCCCGACCTGTCGATCACCGTCAGCGCGCCGGCAGGCGCGTGACGTTCCGGCCCGCGCGGTCTTCCTTCCTTTCGCCGCGCGGGCCCCTCCCATCAGAAAGGAAGAACCTGAAAGGAAACCATCATGAAGAAGCTCAGCCTCCACGCGGTACGCCAGAAGTTCAAGGAAACGCATCCGAACGTCTCCGAGACGATCGATTTCACCATCGACGACAAGCCGGACGCCAAGGTGTTCCACATCGAGCATCCCCTGTTCCAATCCAACAAGACCAAACGCGCCCTCGAGAAGGCTCGCGACGCGCAGAACGACCTCGACATGGCCCAAGCCCTGCTCGGCGACCAGTGGGACGACTTCGAACAGGCCGGCGGACAGGCCGGCGACGTGATGCTCATGCTCGCGAGCCTGCAGAACGAACTCACCGACACGCTGCCCGACGGAACCCCTACACGGCGCTAGAACTCCTCGAAGGCGACGGGCACCCGGAACTATTGGAGGCCGCATTGTGCGCGGCCTACGCTCCCCGTGACCCCATCGCCGAGTTCTGGCGCGGCGAAATCACCCTGCGCATGCTGCGCGTCCTCATCCAAGGCTTGCCGGCCGGCAACGTCTGGCAGACGGCATGCACCCACAACCCATGGACCGACCGCGAATACCTCCTGCACGACATCGGCGACGCGATACGCGACCTGACCCTCATGGTCGCCAACTCCAACCCCTACCGGAAAACACCGGTCGGCGAGGAGGCGATACGCCCCCGCATCCCCTACCCGGACGCCCCGCAGCCGACCATCGACGACGACGATGCGGAAAGCCGGGCGGCACGCGACGAACTCGACGCGCTGATCGGCTCGATGAGCGTCGGCAAATAACCCCAGAAAGAGAGCGTGCCCGATGGCCGGAACAGCCGCATTCATCGACGTGCTGCCGAACCTGAACGGTTTCGGCGGCAAACTCGTATCGGGCGCGCAATCCCAGGTCGCCAACGCCGGCACCCGGCTCGGCGACGCGATGGCGAAAAGCATGAACGCCGCCGCATCGAAAAACGGTACGGACGGCATCGTCGCCAACCTCGAAACGGCCGAAAAAAAAGCCAAGAACGCCGTCAAACAAGCCACCAAGGAAATCGGCCAGGCCCGCGACCAGCAGCGCGTAGCCGCGATGAACCTGCAGGCCGCCGAACGCAAACTCGACGAAACCGTCCTGAAGAACGGGCGCAACAGCTCGCAGGCCATCAAGGCGTCGGCCCAACTCGAATCCGCCCGATCCAAGGCCCGCACCGCGACCAGCCGCCTCTCCGACGCGGAAAACACGCTGCGCGAAGCGCAGAACGCCGCCAAGGAAACCACCACACAGCTCAAGGACGCGCAGGAAAAAGCCGCGTCCACGGAAACCAAACGCGTCGGCATATTGGAGCGACTGCGCAACGCCTACGGGGCGACCGCGGACGCAGGCGGCGAACTAGCCGGCAAATCCAAGCTCTCAGCCGGCGCCATAGGCATGATCGGCGGCGTTGCCTCCCAGATATCCGGACGTGTCATCGACGCTTTCAGCGGCATCGGAAGCCAGATCACGGAAGCCTCCGACGCAACCGACAAATTCAAGCAAACCCTGGGCTTCGCCGGAATCGGCGGCAAGGACATCGACAAGCTCACCAAGCAGACGCAGAAATACGCGGACCAGACAGTCTATGACCTTGCCGATATTCAGAACACTACAGCCCAGCTGGCCGCAAACGGCGTTCCCAACTACGAGAAACTGGCCGAAGCGGCGGGCAATCTGAACGCGGTCGCGGGAGGCAACGCCGAAACCTACAAGTCCGTGGCGATGATGCTCACCCAGACGGCCGGCGCGGGAAAACTGACCACGGAGAACTGGAACCAGCTCGCCGACGCCATCCCAGGCGCGTCCGGAAAACTCCAGGAAGCCATGAGAGCCAACGGCGCCTATACCGGAAACTTCCGCGACGCCCTGGCCGACGGGCAGATCACAGCCGATGAGTTCAACAAAGCCATCATGCAGCTCGGCACGCAGGACGTAGCCAAGCAGGCAGCCACCAGCACCAGTACCATCGAGGGCGCATGGGGCAACCTGCAAGCCAGCATCACCGGCGTGGGAACCCAACTGCTCAACACCGTCAAACCGCAGATCACCGGTGTCATGAGCGGCATCGGCGACGCCGTCACCAATGGTTTCGCGTGGCTGCAATCCAATGGTCCGGCACTCATACCGGTGATCGCTGGGATCGGCGCGGGATTCGCGACATGGGCCGCAGGAAGCATCATCGTCTCAGTCACGGGTTGGATCCAAGGCCTGTCCGCCGCGATAACCGCAGCGGGAGGAGCGGTCAAATTCCTCACCGCGGCGGTATCGGCAAATCCGCTGGGACTGATCATCACCGGCGTGGCTCTTGCCGTAACCGCGCTGACATGGTTCTTCACGCAGACCGAAACCGGGCGCCGAGCATGGTCGGCGTTCACCGGTTTCCTTGCCGGCGCGTGGAATATCGTATGGCCGGCGTTGCAGTCCGGCTTCCAGTGGGTGGTATCCGGCCTGCAAGCACTCGGCACGGCATTGTCCTGGCTGTGGACAAGCATCATCAGCCCGACACTCGGATTCATCAAAACAGCGTTCCAACTGGCGATGACGATACTGGGAACCGTGTTCTTCACTCCATTCCAGCTCGCGTTGAACCTGCTTGGCACCGTATTCAACTGGCTGTACACGAACGTTTTCCAACCGGTGTGGGCGGCGATCCAAAGTTCGTTCAACACCGCGTGGAACTGGATCAATCTGAACGTGATCACCCCGTTCAAAACGGCGTTGAATCTGCTCGGCACCGTATTCAATTGGTTGTACGCGAACATAGTGGTCCCTGTATGGAACGGCATCCAATCCGCAATAAGCGCAGTATGGAACTGGCTGAGCACGAACGTCATAGACCCCTTCAAAAGGGGCATAGACAATCTCGGCAAAGCCATGCAAGGCATGAAGGACATGGCGGTCAAGGCATGGGACTCCCTCAAGGACGCGGCCGCGAAACCCGTGCGCTGGATCGTGGACGTCGTCTATACGAACGGCATCCAAAAGGTGTGGAACGGCATCGCCAACGCGGTCGGCCTCGACCTCAAGCTACCGGACGCACAGTTCGCGGCCGGCGGCATCAACCCCGGCTACGCGCCCGGCCATGACAGCATCCTCGCGCTCACCTCGCCCGGCGAGGCGTGGATGGTCCCCGAATGGGTCAGGGCCGTGGGCGCGGGCAACATCCACCGGTGGAACCGCATGGCACGCAGTCAGGGCGCCGGGGCGGTACGCCGCGACATGGGCATGCAGGCCTACAAGGACGGCGGCATAGTCGGCAAGGCCAAGCAGGCCATTAGCGGCATCGCCGACGCGATCGGCTCGTTCGTCGCCGACCCCGGAGCGTTCATCACGTCCCGGATCCTCGACCCCGTACGCAGCATGGTCGCGAGCATCGGATCCGGCAGCTGGGGGCAACTGGTCGCACAACTGCCCGTCAAGGTCGCGTCCGGTCTGATCGATAAGGCCAAAAGCATGGTCGGGAAACTGTTCACGCCGGCCGACACCGCCCAGGGCGGGCCGGTCAGCTGGCAGGGCGGCGCCGGCGTCGAACAATGGCGACCGCTCGTCCTCAAAGCCCTGAACATGCTCGGACAGCCCGCCACATGGGCCGACACCGTGCTGCGACGCATGAACCAGGAGTCCGGCGGTAACCCCAACGCCGTCAACAACTGGGATTCCAACGCCGCGGCCGGCATCCCCTCACAGGGTCTCATGCAGACCATCCCGCCCACGTTCAACGCGTACGCGGGACCCTTCACAAGCAAGGGCATCCTCGACCCGATGGCCAACATCTACGCGGGCATCAACTATTCGATCCACCGCTACGGATCCATCGCCGGCATGAACCGGCCCGGAGGCTACTCGACCGGCGGCATCGTCCCCACCCGGACGGCCCTCTACGACAAAGGCGGATGGCTGCCGCAAGGCAGGACACTGGTCGAGAACCGGACCGGAGCGCCGGAACTGGTCCTCAACCCCGAACAGGCAAAAACGTACCGGCAGGACTCGCGCAACGTCGAATACAAGCCCACCTACATCATCCAGGGCCTGACCTGGGATGACGTGGAAGCGAAGATCACGGCGCGCAACCGCCATGACATGGCGCCGGACATCTAAGGAGGATCCATGGTACGGGTGACGATCGAAACCGACACGGATGTCATCGGCATCCAGTCGCCCATGCTCGACACCCGCTACCACGGGTGGTGGCTCAAATCGATCAAAGGATGGGACAGCCCGCCGGCCGCCGACTACAAGCCACAGCGACGCCCCACGGCGGACGGCTCCTACATGCCGACAGCCGGCCAACTGACCACCGAGGGACGCACCCTGGAACTCGCGTGCTGGACCGTATGCGAGTCCAGCATTGCGCAATCCAATGCATGCGACCGCATCGCCGATCTGATCGGCCGGATCCTGACCATACGCGTCACGGATTCGGCCGGCACCCGGCAAACCAGCGGATGGATCACGGACGACCCCAACGGCACCCGCTGGCGACACGAGGAAAACCTGAACTTCACACTCGTGATCTACTGTCCGGACCCATTGAAATACGGGCCCCCGATCGAATACCCGGCCAGTACGGGAATGATCACCGTCCGCAACCACGGCACCCAACCCGTCTACCCGATCCTGCACGTCACCGGAACACCGAAAACAGTCTCCCTGACCTATGACGGACACCGGATCACATGGACACTCCCCAATACCGGCCCCGTGGACGCCAAACTCGACCTCGCCACCATGATCCCCGACACGGGAACCATAACCATGGACGACACATTCCAGGTCCCGCCAGGAACGCACCTGATCCGCAGCACCACCACCGGCAACGCGAACACGTCCCTGATCATCCGCAACGCATGGAGATGACACGCATGGACCCCATCATCCTCAAGGCATACAACGGCCTAACCGGAACCTACCTCGGCCGCCTGCCCTACACGACGCTCTCCGGCCAGGACTCCATCAGCGACGAAGGATCGATGAACGCCGCCATCCCCGACTGCAAGCAGTTGCGTCTGATCCCCGACTTGGACCCGTACCTGCATGACTGGGGCACGATCTACGCGGCGCACATGGGCGCTCGCATCCTGCACGCCGGCTACCTGACATCCCATAGCCTCAACGACACAAGGGACGAGCTGACCCTGACGATCGGCGGCGGGTTCACGATCCTCAACAAACGCAAGGTCCTCAACGTCAAGCTGCGCGACTCGTGGAAGGACGGGTACGTGCTCATCGACGAAGACCATCCACCGGGGGAGTGGGTCCTGAACGCGAAAGGCTCCTACAGCGACCTGATCCGCAGCCTCCTCATGGAAACCATGAAATGGGGGCCGCTGCCGTACGACCTGCCCGACATCGAAGGAGGCGCCACGCATGAACGTACGTGGAACGGCTGGGAATTCCCAAGCGTGTGGGATGAGATCAGCGATATCGCCGATCTGGAGGACGGGCCGGAAATCCGCCTCGACCCCCGCGCCGACTACAACAACCGCATCCGTTTCCGACTGCGCGTCGGCACCCCTGAACTCATCGACCGGACATGGCGGTGGAACCGGCTCGCACCCGGACAGCGGATCATGCTCGCCGGCACGGACTGCGACGGCGGCAGCCTGACCTGCCAGCACTACATGATCGGCGGCAAAACCGACGACAAGACCCTCGTCGCCAAAGCCGACGGCACGGCCCTGCTCGACAACGGCTGGCCGCTCCTGCAGACCGCGGACTCCTCCCATTCGACGATCAGCCAACTGCCGACACTGCAAAGCCACGCCAGAGCCGCCATCGCGACAGGCGACGCGGACCAGTCCACCCACGGTCTGCAGGCCGGCCTTGAACACGACGTGCACGTCGGCGACCACATCATCCTGCGCGTCACCCACGAAAAACCATCCGCACAGGAACGCGACCTGCTGCTCGACCCGACCATCGAACTCAAAACCACCGACGTCAAATGGAACGCAAGCAGCGAATGGCAAACCATCCAGACCAGACCAACGGAGGAATAGGCATGCCACGCAAATACCATCCAGGCACGATCGATAACGCGCAGGTCATCCGCCGCATCAACCAGCGCACGGCCCGCCGTCTCAGCAACGCGCTCACCTCCGAAGGCACCCGCCCGTTCCAGTCGGTGGAGAAGCTGACCCAGCAGCAGGCTGATCTGCAGGCGTTGGTTGGTTCGGCGCTCAGAGTGGTTGCGGATGAGTCCGCGGTGGAGGGGTTCGGGCCGCCGACAGCGGAGTGGACCGCGTTGTGCACGGTGCGGGTGATGGTGCCGTCTGGCCGGTCGGCGAGCGCGGTGCAGGCCACCGGCAGCATAACCATGACCGCCAGGGATACGAGCGTGGAGACGGGCTGCGTATTGCGCCTGCTGGCCAACGGCCGGCAGGTGGCGTCGGGGGCGATGTCGCGCGAGAGCGCGGAATCCGACCAGTGGGACGGCCTCGTATCCGGGGTGATCAATTTGAACAATCTCAAGCCGGGAGACGTGATCCCCGTCGTATTGCAGTATCGGGACGCGACCCCCGCGGACTGGCCGAAACAGGAATCGAACACGGCGGATCTGACGGTGCAGGCCGCGTTCCCCGTCATCTCAACGACCCGTGAGGGAGGTGCGTGATGCCGATTGTCGGACGGTGTGTGAAGCACAGGGATGTGCGGTTCATCCGGGGTGATTCAGTCCGGTTTGGTTTCCATTGGTCGCGGAGGAATCTGGCGACCGGCGCGAGGAGCGTGGTGGACGCGGCCGAGTATACGGGCGACGCGGACACGCCGGGCGGCCCCCGGTATTCGTGCGTGCTGGAATTGCGTTCCCCGGACGGCAGCGAATTGTGGCTGTCGCGCCGATGCGACCAGTTGACGGTGGACGGGTACGTGACCTGTCTGCTGCTCGCGAGCCTGTTCACGGGCGCGGAATGGCTGTCGCGCGCTTCGGGCCAGTATTTGTTCCGCGTGACCGACGCGGCCGACGGGAGCGTGGGCACGATGTGCTGGGGTTATTTCGCATTGACCGATTGATTGTTATTGATTGTTAAGGAGGGGTTGATCATGGTGGATCAGATCGTGGAGGTGCCGGAGCTGATCTGGCCGGGCGCGACCGGGGACATCACCCCGGAGGCGCGCGCCGCGCTAGCGGAGATGCGCGACCTGCATGGGGCAACCAAGGCGTTCCAGGACAAGGCCATGTCGGAATTGGTTGGCGACCCCGGGTCGTTGACGCGCGGCATGCTGGGCAGTGTCATGGCGGTGCTCGTGGGCTCCTCGACCGGCATCACCCCGGTCGAGGCGTTGGGCTGCGTGGCCGGCGACCCCGGCGTGGACAACGGGGCGTTGCTCAACGCATGGACCCGGGAGCATCCCAACGGGAGCATACTGTTCTCCAAGGGCGTCTACTGGTTCCAGACGCCGATCAGCCTGTACCGGCCGAACCTGGTGATGATGGTCGGCGGGTCGAGCCTCGACCTGAACTCCACGGACATCGTGGACACGGCCGTCACCGTCAACGGCCCCGGCCATGACCCCGTGTCCGGGGTCACCCTGTTCGGGTTCACGCTCAACTGCCACAGGCAGGCGTCGACGGGCCTGTTCGTCGACGGCGTGCGCCAAGGGAACCTCGACGTGTGGGTGTACGAGGCGTTGAAGCTCGGCATCTGGACACGCAACGGGTCCGGCAACCGTGGGTTCCTGTACACGCAGGGCACCACCGAGCAGTTCTGCGACCTGGGCATCAGGATCCAGACCACCGACGACATCTGGGAATGCCTGACCCCGGTCAACAACATGGTCGGCGTGGAGTTCTGGGGCGGGGGCAGCACGATCGGCACGATCCACCCCTGGCGGTCCAGCAACAAACAGAACCTGCCGCTGGTGGGCATCCGCAACCATTCCAGCAAGATCAGCGTCAACACCCTGGTCAACGACGCGATCCCGCGCATGTTCGAACTGACCGACGACTATTCGTCGATCCTCGTGGACACGTACATCCAGTACGACACGCCCGCCGGCGTGTCCAGCATCTTCCACATCCCCAAGGGCGTCACGCAGGCCAACGTGGTCGTCATCTCCAAGGTGAGGCTCGACTCCGACGCACCATTCATCACCAGCGAGGCTGCCGACGTCCCCCCGATGCTGCCCGCGGTCCTGTCCCTGGGCCACGAATACAACGGCAAAGCATGGCGCGACCCGTTCGACCTGGACGCCAACCCGTACATGCCGTGCGGCACGTACATCGTGTCCGCCGACTCCAAGGCGTCCAGCATATTCACCCAGGCCAAGACAGGAAGCCCTTGGTACGGGGGCATGCTCGAAATCCACCCACGGTTCGTCGGCCCCGACATGCGTCCCTACCAATTGTGGACGTTCCGGTCCGCCGCATGGATGGCCGTCACCAGCATCGACGGGAAACTCAACGCGGGCACGCAATGGAGGATCGTCAAATACGCCGCCATGTGACCCGGAAGGACACCCGCCATGCCACCCATCCTCCAGCAACTGGTCGACTGGCTCGTCCCCGCCCTGTGCGGCGGGGCCCTCACCCTGTGCGGCGCGTGGGCCACTGTCGGCCGGGCCCTCGTTCAGGGCGTGCGCGAGCTGCTCCTGTGCAAGCTCGAGGATCTGCGCGCGGAGATGGTCAACGCCGACGGGATCGCCGACGAGGACATCAAGGGCCGGTCCCAACGCCTCTACGACATCTACCACGCCATGGGCGGCAACGGGCACGGGACCGCGCTCAACGACGACATCCAACGAGCCCCCATTCGCAAGGCCGACAAATGATGCCACTACTGATACCACTACTGATACCACTCGCATGGACGATAGGACTGATCCTCGTCATCCTGTTCACGCACGGCGCGGACCCGCGCCGATAGTTTTGGCCCCGCGAACCCCGCGGGGCCAAGTCATATCCAAACCCCTTTCGAGAGGAGACAGATGATCCACCACAACAAAAACAAGCCGCCCGCCCGGCGGCTGACCGTCCTGCTCGCCATGCTGCTCGCCATGCTCACGGCCGTGTCCATGAGCACGCCGGCGATGGCAGACACGGGCGTGGACAACAGCAACTGGCAGGGCTGCGTGTCCGGCCAATCCATCGCCCTGGCCGGGGGTCGGTTCGGCATCAGCAAGGCGACCGAGGGCATCGGCTACACGGACCCGTCCGCGGACTGCTCGATCCAGAGCGCGATCAACGCGGGCCTGTACACGGGCTCCTACCATTTCGCGCGTCCCGAGACCGGCAACACCGCCACCGGCGAGGCCGACTGGTACATCAGCCAGACCCGGGGGTACATCGGCCAGCACGTCATGCCCATCCTCGATTTCGAGCCGCCCGCGAACACGCTGGGACAGTGGATGGTCGACTGGGCGTACCAGTGGCTCCAGCGCGTCGAGACCGCGTACGGCGTCAAACCGATGATCTACCTCAACTACAACACCCTGTGGTCGCTGGACTGGTCGCTGGTCGCGAACGCGGGCTACGGCCTGTGGATCGCCTACCCCGCTTATGACGGCGCGGGCCTGTTCGAGGCCGGCGCACCCCCGTACGACGTGAGCCCGTGGCCGTTCGCGGCGATGTGGCAATACTCGTGGACCGCCACCGGCCCCAGCCCCGACGCCAACGTGTTCTACGGCGACGCGGACACGTGGGCCGCGTACGCCGGAGGTCACCCCGCAACCCCGGACGGCACCGCCACGACGCCCACGCCCAGCCCGTCGCCCGCGCCCGAACAGCAGCCGTCCCCCGGACGGCCGTTCCAGGCGGTCATCGAACCGGGCGACACCATGAGCCAGGTCGCGGCCCAGTTCGGCCTCTGGCCCGTGGACGCGTGGAGCGTGCCCTCGGGTGACCCGAACCGGATCTGGCCCGGCGACGTCGTCACCTACCACGGCGACGCCACCGCACAACAGGCGCAGACACCCGCCACGCCCGCTGTTCATGCGCTGGTCGTCGAGGCGGGCGACACCCTGTGGTCGATCAGCCAACAGTTCAACATCCCCATGAGTTCCCTGTACGGGTACTCGAGCGGCGACCCCAACCTGATCTACCCCGGCGAGACCCTCTACTACTAATCCCAGTCCCACGCCCCTCGAGGGCGTGGGACCACTCATTAGGAGACAGACAATGTCCGAAACCAATCCCGACAACCCCACGCCAAACGTCAACGCCTCCACGGGCAGTCCGGCAGCCGACGTGGACCTCACGCCGCCCGCATGGCTCATCCCCAACCGGCTCTACGACGTACTCAAATGGCTCGCCATGCTCGTGTTCCCCGCCCTCGCGGTGTTCGCCCGCACGATAGGCCCCGCATGGGGCCTGCCCTACATGGACGCGATCGCTACCACGCTCGCCGCACTCGGCGTACTATGCGGCGCGATCATCGGCGCCAGCGCCATCAAGGCGCATCTGGCAGCGTAA